GAGCAATTTTTCTGTCAAAGTAATACTGGCTTGGACGAGCTTCCGTAGTTTTATTAGGAACCGTTAAATATTCACCCCTACTAATTCTGCTCAGTTCAAAGTCCGTACCATCACGTCGTAACACCACTTCAAGAAGATCTATTACATCAGAAGTCAACGTCTCTTGGGCCTGGCCCTTAGTAAGCGTAAGCGTTGCTTGCTGTATAGTCCAGAGATTCAAGCCTCTGTTTGCCCATTCTGCAAACATCAGGTTAAGAGACCGACGAGCCGTCTTTGCATCGTAGCCTGTACGAACCTCTAGTCCGCATCTTTCATATGCTTCTTCGATGATGTCAGCTACATCTAGTTCGAAGTCTCTTGATCCTGAAGTTGCCATAGCTTAACTCATGTGTGGTTTCTGGTTGGTCTTGATAATTGCAACGCCGCCATTTTTAAACGCTGTTACTTTTCCGCCTTTGGACATAGCATCAGGTTTTCTTAAAAGCTGAAAGTCTTCTTTATCTATTCGGTTATTGTTGTTACGATCTAACTTCTTTTGATTTCCAACAAGTCCTTTAGCCATCTTTCTCTTCCTCGTTGTATAGGTTATCGAATACTCGATTTACATCTAGTGTATAGTCTAAATCACTTTTTGAATAGTGTATATGTTGTGAGGGTTTAAAATCAGGGGCACCCTCTCCTACCGCAAACCAA